CGTTCATCTGTAGGTCTGAGCCACCAACAATATTTACGCCAGACTTACCGTACGCCGATCCACCATCAAGTATGATTCCGGTAGTCCACTGAATTCTTAACTGCGAGTAAGTTGGGCTTGACCATCCATCTGCTGTTCTGAAAATCCCATAGTCACCACTGGAGTTATTGTGCCAGAAAAGGCCATTTTTGAAGTTGTAAATTGATGAGGAAATAGCACCCTCAGGTCTCGCTTCTTTTCCAATGCCAATATTTGAAGCTGCTAACAAAAACTTATTGTTATAAAATTTTATTGGTGTTGCACCATTTTGACCAAACGTCGCGGCGGCGTGGCTGTTAGTTGAATTCCAGATCTGTAAACGACCAGCGCCGTCAGTATTGCCCGAGCCGTTAGAGATTAACTGCCACTGCGTACCACCTGTTGCAGTAGAGAGAATGCCGATTTGAGGGCCGCTTGTAGCGCTTCCTGATACGCGCAAACCTCCGTTACCTGTATTCCCGACGTTAATATAATGCTGGCCTGCATACGAGTTGTTAATCTGGCCTGCGTCGTGTGTAATGTTTGAGATTGTTGCGCCATTAGAATAATAAGGGTGAGAGCCGCCGTTACCCGTTGATGAGCTTCCAGAATACACATACCGACTGCCCGCACCGATATAGGTTCCATAACTTGCGTTATAGCCAATCGCATCTGTATAAGATCCGTGAGAAATAAGGGTGCTGCTTGTACTTAGCATCCTAATCGTTTTTCCAGCGCCCAAAGCGAGAGAGCTAGCATCGATCTCCACGACGTTTGCAGTTCCGAAAGGATGAAAAGAAATCTTGCCGTTACTGTTGTAGATGTTCATGGCGCTCGTACCACCATAAGAGGTGTAGAGACTTCCTGCTTTCCATATTTGCGCTGTGCCGCTGTTACTCGACCAAATAACGTTCGTGTATGCGGTTTGTGTGCCGCTACCCATGATTAGCGCGTCAACGGACGTGGCATCGTTAGTAATTCTTAATTGGCCATCGGTAACTTGCACTTCGCCTGAGCTAGTAATATGCAAGCGTTCAACGCTTTGACCTATGAATTTGATCTCGCCTGCGGCTGGCTTGTACCATCCTGTATTTGTCTCGTCAGAAAAAGAATAGGCGGCTTTTACCGATGTTCCATTAGATGCGTAAAATCGGCGCGTTGATGAGATGGTTTCCGTTCCGCTGATTTGTAGTCCGCCCGAACGGATGTTTGCTCCTGTACCGTCCAAACTTAAATAATAAGTAGTGGCGTTTGTGTGCCTAAAGTGATGAACGTTGTTTTGGTAATAGTTGCTTCTGTCGGCGCTGTCTCCCAAATACAAAGCAACACTGTTTTCTGGGTTGTTTATTATTGTGTAGGTGCTGTTACCTAAATTAAGAACGGCTCCCGTTGCGTTGTTAATTGTGGTTGCTGTTACCGAGCCACTGCTAGTAATAGCGCCTGAGGAGATGGTGCCGATATTGGTCAGGTTGCGGCTGGAATCTAGGATCGTGTTGGTTCCTATGTTTAGCTGACCACTTTTATAGAACCTAAAGTTGGTGGGGTTGTTATAACTTGCTCCAATATAGTAATAGGTAAACGCGTCAGCGCCTCCATAAAAGCCAAAGCCTCCATGATTAGTATTTGAGCTACCAAGAGCGTATAGACCAAACGCCCACCCTCCGGTGCTACCTTTCATTGTCATGGTGCCGTTGCTGATTGCTACAGTTCTATTGCCCTGATCTGCTGTAAAGCTACTACCAGTTACCGCTCCACCACTGTCAACCGAAGTTGCGGCGATGGCGCCTGCTGTGATGTTGCGGCTAGAGTCGATGACGGTTGTGCCAGCAACTTGAAAAGCGCCTGCGGCGGTAAAGCTGAATGTGTCTGTGCTAGCACCATTTGTTCTAACAAATACTCCTCTACCTGTTGCTGAGGCAAGGAAAAGACCATCGGCAGTGCCGGTGGAACCAAAAACTCTGTTATACCCGTTGGTTCTGCCGCCAAACCCTATAGTCGCATACGTTCCTGTATAGGTGCTGTCTTGTCCAAGCTGCACCATATCGCGATTGATGTTTAAGTAGCCAAGCGAAGTGCTTTCGCTGTGCAATTCCATTGTGTAGAGCGACGAATCTCCTCCGTGGAATAGCTTGCCGAACCGAATACTTGACCCCGTAGTGTTGGATGTCGGTTTGTGAGCAAAGTTTATCTGACCGACCATTGCAGTCGTGGACGTACCGTAGTTCGCGGTTATCGACTTACTTTCCCCTGAACTCCAGTCCCCCCAAATATCAATCGCACGAGTCTCACCGCCACTAGCGCGACCAATGTTAAGAGCCGCGTGGTCAGTGGGGCTGTTTATGTAACCGCTTGGCTTGATTGTCGTTTTGCCTAACGACGCTGTGCCAATATTTAATAAATTGCGCGTCGAACCTTGGATGACCTGAGTTGTACCGACGTAGTAACCTAGTGAAGTCGATCCGTTACCCGCTGTAACTGCGCCACCTGACGTAATTGCACTTCCTGTGTCTACGGCGTTTTTCCAAACTCCCGTGCTGTCCCATAGAATTTGATCCGAAGCGACGTTCCAACTGCCAGAACTATTATCAGAGGAATACCAGCTTACTTTGTCGCCACCAATCCTAAGCAAACAGTTTTTAGTGTTTGCTGACGCATGAACCCACGATCCGTCGTCATAATAAATGCCGCTTGCAATATACGTCTCGCCAGAATCCCACGGAAGTACACTAAACACGGTTGCTTGTTCACTTTTTGCCGCGATTGGACTAGAGTTATCATTGTTATCTACGCTCAAAGCGTTGGATCGACTGCCAATCTGTGAGCCTACGGACAGCGTACTCGTCAAGGCATCGCCAGTAATTCTCATACTGCCGTTAACATCTAAGGAAAAAGATGGAGAGCTGTCGTTAATTCCGACTCTGTTATTAGTACCGGCAACGGTTAAGATTGAAGCGCCGCCCGATCCATTTCCTACTTGCAAATCGGCTTTGCTTGCCGGACTATTTAGTGAGTACCAGTTGAGCCACAAGTCTTTCCCGCCGTCCGCGTTTAGCCATGTATTGCCATTGTCCGCTGTAACAAGAGTTCCCGCTGCACTAGCAGTGTTGTTTGCAATCTTGATAAAGCGATCGCCACTAGCATACGGTGCAGAGGCACTCGTGATTTTATTGCTAAAGTGCTGCGACTCATCCTCGTTAATTGTTCGGCAACGAATATTGGCAAAGCGCAAAGTCCCTTGATAATTAATAAATCCGAGATAACCTGCGGCTGAAGGTATGTATCCCGTCTCCTCAAACTTCAGATCGCCGTCAATCCAGACTCGCACGTATCCGTCAGGCGTTGCTGCAATCTTCTGATGGTGCCATGCACCGTCGCTCGGTGAGAATCCAGGGTTATATGTCTCTTGGTTTGCGTTGCCGTTGATGTCTCGTATGTGAAATGAGCTTGTGTTTTGGTGAGTGGTTTTATAACCCGTTGTGCTTCCTGCATAGATCGAGGTGCCATCGGCGTTGCCCCAGAACATACCGGTGTGGTTAGCGTTGCTAGTGCCTAGTACGTCGGCCTCTAGTACAAAGTATTTTTTCTTCCCTGCGAAACGTATAGCACGATAGCCGGCGCTTGGGTTTGCTATCTCCACACCCCAGCTAAAATAACCAAAGTTACTTGAGCCGATCTCAGTAAAACCGTCACCTCCGTCAGTTTCTTTTAGTGTGGTTGCGGTAATCGCACTTGCCGAAATGTTGCGACTTGCATCGATAACATCAACGGTGCCAAATTTCAGCTTGCCCGTTAAAACGATGAGATCGTTGTGAGCAGATACGCCTGACGCGTTTAAGGTGAGACGCTTTTGACCACCAGTAACGCCGTAGACTGTATTTCCACCGCCATAAAATCCTGTGTCGTCGTCATTCTTGAACGTATAGGCTGGCGCGCTTTGAGTTCCTAAACTCGCTCTAAATTGATCGCCGCTTACAGTCCCTGTTGCCGCCAGATTGGTGCTTGTGAAGGTTCCTGTGGAAGTAATGCTGCCGGAAGTTGTGATATTACCTGTTGCTGTAATAGCGCCCGAGGAGATAGTTCCTACATTTAGATTGTAATTACCATTGCTTCTTGTACCCCATGTAGTCCAACCAGTTCCTGCGGCATTTAAAACGCGCAAATCATTTCGGGTATAGAGATAGCTAGTCGCCTGTAGATATCCAGTAGCGGTAACATCTCCCCCTACAACAAGGTTTCCAGTTGTACTGACGTTTTGATAAAAGTGAACAAGATTGCTTGTTGTTTCGGTGAAGCGCATAAACTCAGCACCACCTACAAAGAAACGCAACCTATCATCTATATCTTCACTTATATAGGTATGAACACCGCCATCAAAATAAAGTTTACTTGCAACAGGAATACTAATATTGCCTGTACTTGTAATAGCACCACTAGAGATAGTGCCTGCCGTTATGTTACGACTAGAGTCTACGAAGGTTGTACCGCCCATCTGAAGGTCTGAGCCATTTACAATGTTGACGCCAGACTTTCCGTAAGCAGTGCCTCCGTCTAGCTCAATGCCTGTAGCCCAGCGCAGTTTAAGTTGCTGATAGTTTGGTGACGCCCACGTACCGGAAGTGCGATAGATGCCGTAAACATTATCCGTGTGCCAGAAAATTCCCTCTTCATCCGTACTGTTGTGACCTACCGATCCGCCTGCTTTGACAGTGCCGAAGCCCATACGAGAACTGTCGGTTAAGCGTAAGTTGCCCAACGTGCTTGTGCCACTGCTAGTAATAGCACCCGTACTGATTGCATTTGTAGTCGTAGCCCCGCGCCCTGTGACTGTGGCTAAAGTGTCAGCCTCCGCAGTGAGATACCCCTGTGTACTGTGATCTCCCCAGCCGTACGCTGCATTAGCATTTGCTGAAGTGCCGCCTGACCACACGACTTGGCCGTTCACGCCAAGCTGACCGTCCACATACATTGTGTCGCTGATTGGGTTAGTTGTACCTGTTCGTATGTATGCCTTTACAACGCCGCTTGATAGGAAGTCGATACGGCCTGCCGCAGTGCGACTAATGCCCGTTCCCGAATCACCGTCAAACGAATACGCCGCTTTTGAACTTGTACCATTAGAAGCATAAAAACGACGTGTTGACGCTATTACTGTGTTAGCGCCTAGTTTTAAGGCAGAGTCGAATCGTATATCTGTCGTTGCATATAAAGCGCCATGCACCTTAACGGCATAGTTTGCCTCTGGGGAACCCATGAAGCCCCAGCCGTTAGTGTTGTTCTCATAACGGGCAACGACACCGTTATCTACACTATAGAAACCAGTGAAGCCGCTTGAAGTATTTGGCACCCAGATATAGCTGTCGGTGCCTGTCATCTTCAGGTCGCCTGACAGATTGATATTCCTGTTGCTACCTACAGTAATATCGCCGCTCGTTGCTATTGCGCCGACATTGCTGAAATCTCCGCTTTTAAAGTCGAAGTCGCCATCGCCAGAAATAACAAACCGCTCATTAGATGTGGCTTTGCTTGTGCCTGTCCTCGTATGGAAGCGAATAGCGGCGTCGGGATTGTTGTACGTTGTATGTAAATGAACGTCTCCGACACTATTGTCGTACCAAATCTCAAAGCCTTCACTGCCAATAGGCGCGTTGCCATTCCACTGAGCCACTGCGTCTAAAGAACTTCCATTATTAGGATTTATTCTTAATATAGAATCGCCGCTAGACCCATTAATATCTATTCCGGTGGTTGTTAGAGCCCCAGTAAGCGCGCCTCCTGCAAGCGGCAGGTGTCCGACTTGGCTGTAGGTGTAGGCTGTGTTCCAGTTGCTTATGTTCGTGGAGGTGAAGTCGCCACCATGCCAAATCTTATTTCCGCTTGCAGTAGCATCTTGGTCTGGGTAGACAACAATCTCATGCGTTGAGGTGTTATTTCCGCCCCTGATTTTTACGTCGTACCCTGTCGTCGCCGATATGAAGGTGTGGTTGTCTTGGCTAATGATCATGTATTCAACGCCAGATTGGTCTTTGTGCGCTAATGACCCATACGCAGAATTGCCAGTCCACTCCCTTAGAACTAAATCGTCTCCAGCTATCGTCGGCGCATAGAACTCGTCTGTGACCGTAAACTTGTCGTTTGTCTCATCCCAAGTAATAGACGCATCCGCTGCACTACCCCGATCTACTATAAGGCCAGCGCCGTCGCTCAATGACTGCGTGTTGCCACTGTTCACGGTTATCGTCTTGTCGGTCACGTCCAAATCTGTGACGTTGTACTGGTCAATACTGCCGTTTAGTATTAGCTGACCTGTAATTGTAAGGTCGCCGTCAAACGTGTCATTTGTGTTTGATCGCAGGAACGCTGTCGAGTCGAGGTTGTCTAGCGTGTCAGCATTGCCGCCTGTCGATACCGACCCAGTTCCAATCTCGTTTACCTCAAAGGAAACAGGGACACCAAGGTAAGCAATAGAGAAAGCGTTGGGGGTTGCGCCTACTGGCTCAAGTGAAACACGGAAATAGTAGTTGCCAGCGGCCAATCCCGTTAGCTGATACTGAACACTGTTATCAATGTCATACATAAAACCGTTAAAGTAGTTATGACGCTCAACGGTTATTTGTGTGGTGTTGACGGTTGTATATGTGACGTTGTCGGTACTGTGTTGAAATTTCACGTCTAGTAAAAGATCATTACCGCTGACGCTTGTAGCGCTAGACCAAAAGTAAACAGCGTCTAACTCAAAATATACAGTTTGGCCTGTCGCGTGAGCCTTTGTTGATGCTGTGGTAAGGGTTAAGTCCCCACCAGTAAGATTGCCTGATGCCGCCTCGAAAAACCCCGTGCTTCCTGTCGTAGATCCAACCCTACTTTCAATCTCGTTCCATACCTCTTGCGAGACGCTAGTTATCTTTACAATGCCGTCTGATAGCTCATTCGCTTTGAGGCTTCCCGATATCGTTGCGTCCTGCACGTTAAGCTGTGTTGCAACTACTTCGCCCCTGACATTTACGTCGTTAAACGTAGCCGTGCCGTCAGTCTTTATTTGCCAGCCCGTTCCGTTGGTGGTGCTGAAGTTTGTTGTCTCTAGCGTGTTTGCGATCTTGGTGATATCGACGGCGTCGTTCGCTATCTGATCCGTATCTACAGCACCATCATTGATCTGATCAGTATCGACTGCGTCATCTGCAATCGTTCTATTAGTAACGGCGTTATCGTCAATCTGCGAATCACCGACAGTATCTAACCCAGAAAGATCGCCGAGTGCGCCCTTGGTAGCCTGTATGGTACTGGTATCACTATCAGGGTTTCTGTCTGATACAGCATCAGATCCTTCACCCGATGGGAATCGACGCGCCCGCACCCAGTAATAACGCTGATCGTTCTCGACAATAGGATCGACACCATTTGATTCGTCGTGAACAAATTGCGTACCAATCGTCTCACCAATTTTGACTGCACTTGACCAGCTCGAATTAGGTGAAGCAAACACCTCGATAGCGATAATGCCAGTCATGTTAGCTGGGTTAGTCCAATCTAACTCAATGCTTTCTACATGAGCCGTAGCACTCAAACCGCTAGGATCAGGAACGCCGAAGAAACCCTGTTGTATACCGCCCGCAGGAGTAACCGTGGAATAGCCAGATACTGCCAAGTCTGAATAAGATGAAGAGTCATCTTCCCGCAGCGTAAGGTTTACACCGCCAGAGCCTGATTCACTAAGCGTCCATCCTAGACAGACAAAGGTCTTGTTCGTATAGCCAAACTCAGAAAGCGTCACGTTGACACGATCACCGACTGATATATTTACGCCAGCCAAGTTAGTCGGGAAAGTCAGCACCTTCTGTAGGTCACTAAGCTGTATTAGCTTATGAGCAATCCTCTGGGCCATGTACCGGCTATTGGTCATGCTCAGTTTAAGCTCGCGTGTCAGCTCTTCACTGTTGTCACGAGTCAATGCGCTAGTGATCTGTACCTTTGGGAACTCTATCTCTTTGAAGTTCTTCTCAGGGTCAACGAAAGTACCTGTGATGGTGTTAAAGCGCTCATTACGCTCAAACGAGGTCTTCAGCTTAACAGGCCCAGTCATGTGATCTTCAGTCAGCGTCATTCCCGTGCCGACTGACTCAAATGCACCTGCTCTGATGACATACTTACCGTTAGTATAGGTAAGCATTCCATTCATAGACGATAGAATCTTATTGATGTTTGCTTTGTGAGTCGCAGTCCCGAAGATCACACCATTACAGGTATAGCGACTCTCTCCGCCTCCAGGCACGCTTACTGCCACGTCGCATATATCGGCAGCATCGACCGCCTTGCTCAGATCAATACGATCTAAGTCGATATCCATACCGAAACGGTCATCCGTGAGATAGTCAACAAGACACCAGACTGGGTTATCTGACCAAGCCCACGTCGCTGAGTTCGTAGACCGTTGGGTAGAAACACCTACGCTCGCGTCGTAATGCGTGCTTGTGCTGTCCTGCCGTGGGTCATATACCTTCTTACCCTTAACGAGAGCTTTAATGTCATTCGGCAGGAATTTGTCCCAAGTCTCTTGGCTGTTTTCAGTCAGCGTAAACTTAGTGACAATGTAAGTAAGGTTAGTCCCGATGTGCTCACTAGAATTGATAGTGTTAAAAGCGCCATCTAACACGGAATCTGCTGTGGTCTGACCTCCTGTTAGCTTCCTTATAACACAGATAGTTGTGCCATCTTTCGGGCCAAATACGCCTGTCGTGACATTGCCAGATCCGTTTATGTGTGCGCTCTGGATTCTTTCATCGTCAAAGTAGATATCTGAGATCGAGTCAGAAGGATGACCGGCAAGAACAATAGAGTGATACAGATCGCGGTTATCAGTGCCTGCAACGCCAACAAAGCTAATAGGGCCAGATACTAGAGCTTCACCGTAAATGAGCTTCTGAGGCTCTACAGTGCCTCTCACAGTCGCTTGACGACTACTGTCGCTATCAAGACTAGGAACTGAATATAAAGACGATATGAGCTTCTGGGCCGCTATAGCGCCAGCAACTACAGTAGCAGCACCAATAGCCAAAGCTGTGCCACCACTAATAGTTAGTCCGCCTACTGCCAAACCAACCGTTTTTAAGAAAGTAACTGTAGCGGCTACTGCTGATGGCATTCCCAACTCCTTACGATGTATCTATCTGAAATCGTCGTGAGTCCGCGCTTAGTGACAACGGCCACTGACTCCCCCAATTTTAACCCCATCAGCAGTCCGATACGAGGTAAATCACACATTACGGGATGACCAACCGTGGGATAGTCAGCAGGATGACCAAGAACGCTGTCGATAAGATTCATAAATCCATTGTGCGCTCGAATGATTTCGTAGGCTTGTTCTTCCGTGGCGTACACCAGCTCATCACGGTAATCAACGCCATGCAGTTCTCGAATCATGAACACAGTGAAAGCTACGCAATCTCGCGTGCCGTATTGAAACTCTCCCTTTTGCCAGCGATTGAGCGCGGCAAAGATACTAGGGGAGGTCGCCTGGATCTGGTCTTGGGCCACCTCTGCCGCCACCGCCGCCACCTCCGCCGCCAATGCTTCCACTACCAACACCCAAGTTACCGCTGTTGCTGTCTTTCCATAGTATCTTAGCGCCTGCTATCTCGTGCAGATACTCAAAGAAAAGGTCACTTGAATTGGCTCGCTGCTGCTCTGCGTGCGTGTACTTTAAGTTTCGAGACCGATTGATCTTAGCCATCTCAGACTCACACGTAAGCTGAATCAAGTCATTGCCCTGCGATCCAGCCGTAAGAGTCATCACATCCATGAAGCCCGACCAAATCTTATTAGGATCTTCTAGCAGAGCCTCATCTTCGTCGAGCAAGCCCAGATAAATGTCTACATCACGTAAGAAATAGTCTTCAGTTCCTGCTGTGCCAATATCAGCAATCGTAGAGTCGATACCTGATAGCGTCAGAGTGATACTGTAAGGCGCTATATCAGCACCCTCCTCGATACTAGACACCGAACCAAAATCGCCAACACCTAGCCAATCATTACCGCCCCACGTAAACGTGCCGATGCTGTCATGTAGGTATAAGGTGCTACTAGAGAAGTCGAGCTTTGCAAACGTGATAGGACGAACGACATCCGCTTTTAGCGCGTTCACAACTGCCGTAGATAAGCCACGACTCATGCCAAGATATCCTCTACCGCTTCAATCGTAATTGAGCTGATATACGTAGATTCTGTAGACCATCGCGGAGTATTGATCATCATAAACACTCCTAACGGGGCGAATATTTGAACCGCATCATTGTTAGTAGTCGCCTTGCGTATTGGTGGCGCGATACTTACCGTGATTTGACCGCTAGAATTTGAACTAGCATCAGCCGTCACCATGTGCAGCTCATTATTAAACGACATATAGTCGCCAGCCTTAAAGAAGTTAGTGACGCTATTAGAAGCTCCATCCAAGCTGATTGACGATCCTGTCTGCCCCGCGCCATCGACTAATACCGACTGAGGTGAAGTCGCCGCGCCATAACGCACCCTGCCGTAGTCTTCCAGCCTCATACGGTGTGTTTGACCATCCATCTTAGCTATGAACGCTTGCATCTCCGCTCTATCATTTCCGCGAAGGTTGCTAAACGTCATACGCGTTTTCCAGAACGATCCCTTACGAGAAAGCGTCTGCACTGCACCGCTTACTGGACTCTGAAACTGCCTAGAGTTCGTTATAAGCTCAAACGTCTGACTCGTTGGAGTAATGCTAGGGAAGTTGTACGTTGCCATTACATACGCCCTCTACGCATCATGTTGTGTACTTGCTCAACAGTCTGACGAGACGACTGTGTAACCGCGATAGCGATCTTCTCGTCAACATCCTGATTGCCCGATGCGTCGATATTATTGATGATAGTGATACCTTGCCCTTGACCCCTTGTATGGTCAACAACTGTTTCGTTGGGGTGTAGGATAGCTGGGAAGCCGCCCCTACCATCCACACCGCCAGACCGAGCGCCCATTCCTGTGAAGCCACCGCCATCAAATGATGCCAACGACATAGCTCTCGAAGTAGCAAATGCTGTCCCCATACCCGCGACCGCAGGAGCTGAATTGCCGCCTGCTGTAGCAAGTGAGACTAAAGCCGCCGCAGGAGCACTCGCAGCAGCTATCGCAGTCATAGCGCCCGCATTCATAGCTACAGATCCAGATAATCCCTTAGCCTCGATCTGCTTCTTGATGACCATCTGCTTAACGTGCTCAACACCCATCTGAACGAGGCTCTTAATAAGCTCATCAACGATAGCACGACCAAACTGTTGGATAGCTTCCGTACCGTTTTGCGCGCCAGTGATGAATGCGTGCGATGCGTTTACAAAACCCTCTTCTACGTTCTTTAGACCACCAATAATTTTAAGGTTTTCGTTTAGTAAGTGATTGGTGTACTCAGTCTGCAACTGCTTGCGATACTCAGCGTGCTCTGACTCAGTAATAAAGTTCTGTGCTAGCGCGGACTCTAAGGCATGAGCACGGCGCTGAAGATCCTCGACGAACTTGTTAGTGCCATCGTTCATCATATCTTCTATTTTGCGTTTTCCTTTCTGCTGAATTTGGAACTTCTTTTCTGCCTCATCCTCTTCCAGCATCACTCTTTCGCGATGGAAATCAGCCAGCTTCCTTTGTCTTTCAGACTCAATAGCGGCTAGTTTCAATGCAGCAGCAGCTTGCACTTCAGCCGTATCATTGACGTTCTTTAAGACAATTTGACGTTTACTTTCTTGTTCGGCATTTATTGCAGCGATTGCATCGGTTTCGGCAATTCGCACTCTGTCGATATTATTAAGCCTTTTTTGCTGATCTTTCTGCTCGTCTTCTTGACGCTTTCTAACTGCATCTGCACGTTTCTGCTCATGGGCCAATATTGCATTGCTCATTTGAGACATTAACTGCTCTTCAGTAGCCATTCGTTCTTCAGCAGTGCTACCCAAAGTATTGTGAGCTTCTGTTGCCTGCCTCATAGCGGCGACATACGTATTCCGTATTTTTTTCGCACCAGTATCAAATTTAGTATTGATGCTCTGCAATGTATCTCTTGCTTTCTGTAGCGATTTTTCCGTAGCAGGATCTTCTAGGGCAGTTAATGGGCCTTCTTCTCTTAAGCGAGACAACACGTTTTCTATGCTTTGAAGTTGGGTTGCTGCTCTAAGTCCTTCCTTTCCTAAGTCATCGACTTTTTTTCTTAGTTCTAACAGTGCAGGGGTCGCTCTACCTTCTAGCTGTTCTGTGTTGATAAAGTTAAGAAAAGTGTCTCTATTGGCATTCAAGTCGCTAATTAACCCTAATGAAACGGTCTTAAATTCGTCAGCTTTTTGAGTGGCAACACCGTACTTTTCCGCTATTTCCTCTGTGGTCAAGGCAACTAATCTGGACTGATCTATAGCTTTGCTATAAACCTGTTTTACGAAGGTAAATTCTTTATTTACCATACTTTGTGCATCTGCCAACGCCTGAGTTGCCGAAGCCTGATTTATTAACGCATCAGTAATAGCTAACGTCTTAGATGCTTTTGCTAAGGCTAAAAACTCTTCTGTGACATCACTTGTTGCACCAAAAAGATCATCTCGAAACATTGACGCAACTTCGTCACCGCTTTCTTTTAACTCCTTGAGACTATCGGATGCTTTATTACTCGAACTTATATAAGAAGCAAAAGCAGCGCCTACAGCAAGTAACGCTCCAATCATTGCGCCGCCTGGGCCAAATATCGAAGCGATTTGAGAACCCTGCTGACCCAAGATAATGAACGCATCAGTTCCCATCTGCGCCTGGATAGTAATATCTTGAAGCTGGTGGCCTACTTGACCAAATCCACCACGGATCATCCGCAAGCTACCGTTCATACGCTTGTTAGTTTGGATGTCTTTTTCTTTAGCTTTAGTTAGTGCGGCCATGCGCTCTGCAGCACGTATCGTCGCATCACTGGCTTTCAGCTGCTTCAGGCGATATATCTCAAGCTCTTGCTTGGTCATCCCAAGCGTCCGATGGTATTCCTTCATCCGACGCATCGTGTCGTCTACGGCTTTCTTTTGTTTCTTTATAGCGCGTTCGGCACTATCAAAGACTTCGTTAACGCCGTCGTCTTTTGCCTGTAGGTGAATTACTATGGGATCTGTTGTGCTCACGTTCTCGCCTTTTCGCCCTTATACTGAAAAACGTCCACCAATGTTGGAACTCAGTGGGCGTCATTGCCAAAACCGTGCTAATAGTCTGACCAAGATGTTCCGCTAGCTCGTATACACGGTAAAGCTCAGTCGGGTTCCCTTGATCATCTATTAGTTTTTTTCGCGCTCTTCCTCATTCTGAGTCTGGAACGCAAGCACTTCATTCGCGACTCTTTCCACGACTGCGGAGGACGCTGAACGGCGTAGCTTCACCTTGTCGCCAATATCGAAGACAGCGTTGCCTTCTTTATCAACCACACCAAAGATGATCGCATAAACCATATAATCGTGAATGTCGTCTTGAGAACGAGCATTTAACTTTGCCTTGTCCTCAATAGTCAGATTCTTGACGTAGAGAGTTGCATCCCACTCTGGAACTGTAATCTCTCTGACGCCAAGATTGCTGAAGTGCTGTACTACACTATCAATTAATTTACTCATTAACTGACAGTCGCTTCAGTCATCGCACCATTACCTTGAGCACTAAAGCTAGCTTCGACAAAACCATCGAACGAAGCAGACTTACTTACCGAAGTAATAGTCGCTGTTCCTGACCACTCAATCTGCGTCGAAGTGTTACCCGTGGGATACAGCTTCAAAGTGATTGATGCGCCTTCCGCTAAAGTCTGCTGACCATTGGTGTCTGAAGGATCCCAGAACGCTGTAAATGATGCAGTCCATGACTTCTGCGTAGCAGTGTGAGTCATCCATGTATCGCCCATTACAGTATCATCTGCAACTTCGGATGTGGTCTCAAGAGACCAGTCTTTAATCTCAGCAACAGCGTTTGAACCGCTGTATACCGCCCCGTCCTTACCTATGTTTGTCGCCATTTTTACGTCCTCACGAAAAATTAATTAACCCGATTTTACTAACCTTCTGGGCTACCCTCAACCGCGAAATAGTCGATTTCGCAAGTTAGCCTACCTACCATGACAGGTTGATCACCGTCAGCCGAGAAGTCAGTATCAAATGAGACAACTCGCGTATCTGTCGCTAAGTTGCTCCTTGTTAGATCCGTATACAGCGCTTCCTCTATGTCTGCGCTTATTTGATCTACCATTTCGTCGTATGTAGAGGTCATCTTAACGTACACCTCTATGCGTGCAGACAATCTTTTCTGCAAAGTTCTTGGTGGACGCATACTAGGATATCTAGTTGTCTCGCTCACTGTATAAACACATATCCCTGGCAGCGCACTAGCCTGCATAGGGAATACGCGCGTGTCAAAACAGTTACTTCCTGTGTTATCTAAACCCGTTAAGGTAGTAACTAGGTTCTGACGAATTCTTGTGCGGATATGACTCATTGCTTCTCCAGAGCCAGATCAGTTATACCTGTGCCATCTGGCATTACAACACGTATTGTGTAATTGGTATTAACTGAATTGACCGGCACAGTAACGGTGTTCCCCTCCGCTAGAGTAGACACCTCTGAAGATACACAAGTAAGACGCGGCTGATCGAGCGAGAAAGCGACAAAACCGCCTGCTTCCTCTAGCGAGTGCTGTGCATCATATATCGCCTTAAACGACACAGAGCCGCCGCCAGTTGTCGTGCCAGTACAGGCCACTCCAAAGTCAGCTAACAACACCTTTCGATCATCCAGCGTCTCAACAGACATTACTTAGCTTTCGCCTTAGTAGTCCGCTTGCGAGTCTTTGGCTTGTCTTCTGAGTTTTCTACGCCTACAGCACGATTTTCTGTCGTAGTCTCATCGGCTGGTGCAATGCGACCAATACCCATCAGCGACTCAGCCAGCTTGTTATCAAGCTCGACAACTTGCCCTGCACGGTAGGTCTTACCAGTGATTACACAACCCTTAATTACTTCGTATTTCATACATCCTCCTTAGAGAAAACCCGCCCCGAAGGGCGGGCTACTAGCCTTAGGCTCCGTCGTTACCCTTAGCGAAGCTAACAGCGTGACGTACAGCTAAGTCCATAGATTGCAGTGCAACTACACGGACAGTTCCGCTTGTTGATGCAGTGTATGGATCAACTACTAGGTCAAGACCGCCGAAGAAGCCAACCAGAAGATCGCTGAAGTTACCGAAGTAAAGGTTTCCAGCAGTTCCTTGGTTAGAAACAATCGCACGGTGTCCGTTGATAGTGCCGCCAGGCTCTACTACGAACTGCGCTGTTCCTGATGCTTTCTCAGTAGTCTTCAATGCACCGTACATGGCCGCTGGCAGAATGTATGCCAAGTTGCCCATGAGCGCATTGTCTTCTGCAAGCGCAGTCTCAAGAGTTACCACTTCTGCGAAGGTAGGATTAGCCGCCGCGAAGTTAGTAACGCTATTGATGCCAGAAGTGTTCAAGATACCAGTAGGCTGGCCGCTTGATCCTGATCCCTCAAGACCTGCTAAGTCAATCGCAAGACCGATTGCTGTAGCGAGATCGTCACGAATCAAAGATTCTACGTCCATGCTTGACTGAATCATCAACTGACGAGTCACATCTGTGAAAGCACCCAGAGTCTTAGGTGTCATCGCGATATTGCCGACAGTCATCTCTGACTCAGTTGAAGCACCACCTTCGGTAGCAATCCAAGCCGCTGACGCCGCTGCTGTCTTCTTGGGGATGCGGACATCACCAGAAAGGCCATTCAGAGTACGAGCACCAGCCTGCATTACGCTTGAAGCATTACGCAGTACATCAACGAAGTCTTGTCCGCGATAATCTTCGCCAAACAAGTCAGCTTCGTCTGCTGAGTTAAGGTCACGTTTCCAAGTACGCAGAACGTCGGTTGGAAGCATGATTCCCTGTGCAGAACGACCGAACTCAGCGGCAGCAGCTTCCGAACACTCTTTCTCGAATGCGGCGGCTTCTTGAGCACGACGGTCAGTTGGGTTGGCCAAAGCGTGAATAGCGCGAACAATAGAGAAGCGCTTAACTTCCTTACTGGTCA